TCCCTCTTGACAGCGGATGGTCTTACTTCCAAGTATCTGTAAGTTCCGCTGGATTGAAACATCGGCCCGTTGTTGAGTGCAAGGCCGCCGCAGAGTAGCTCATCAAGGGTTGCGTCGTCTATCGTGCTCCTGCCGAGTACTCTATGTACCGCGGAGCGAAGGAGGAGAGGCGCCAATTGTGAACCACTTCTGTTGGCATAGGTCCTGGCTGAGGCTAGCATTGACGTGAGTCCTTCGAACGGATCCAGTTTAGCCTCAGAGACCCAATTTCCACTTACCAGGGAGCTGATCGCTCGGGCCAGGTAACCGTAAGAGTCGCGCCCAGCTGACGCGACCCTCAAGAACTCCGTTGATACGTGTCCGACAGATTGTTTACGTGGATTCATTCTGAGTCTTGAATTCATCACGGTATCGGTCACGTATCCCGCCTCGGCGTAATCCCGTACGCCGAGGTAGACATCATCCCCTACGTGAAGAGAAGGCCGTGCCAGCAGCCAATCTTCACCCAGCTCCACCATTAAGTACGCCATGTTAAGGACGCTGTTAAAGAACGTTGTACACCGATGTCCTGACATTAGTGTCCCTGCCGCCATACCTACAAACCGCCCACCGACCCAGACTGCATGCTCGTCAAGGGACTTAATGAGTTTGCCTGCCTGGTCGGAGGGGTAGTTGGTACGCTCCGCTAACAACCTGATAACGAGCTGCATCGCACTCGTGGCATGGTGTGAGTTGAAGTCATCGTAGTCCAACATTAGGCTAACACCAGCCCTGCCGCGGTTGCGCGATACCCGCTCAGCCATGCCAAGGTGACCACCTTTCCCGGGATTGAGAACCACTCTGTCACCCCGCCACGAACTCTCAACAGTGCCCATGAGGTGCTCAAACGCCAGATAATTGACTGTATCACACGCGAATATGGCCCTGGTCTTCCCGTTCTCGAGCTTGGGACTTGCTGACACGGTAGTCCGGCCGTCCCAGCGGGGCCGGGGGTCATCCTCAATCTCTTCAAGCCACGCACGCCTGTGGTACCTGAAGATGTCAGGGTGTTTTGAGAAGCCCGGGCGCACCCATTTATCAACCTGCGATGAGTGGCTCCCGTTTACGGCCCACTGCCACCTACTATCCCAGTGGGCTTCGAGGGTGGGGAATTCGAGTACCTGCGAACCACCTGACGATTTCAATTCTAGATCGAAAATCTTGTTGATCGCGGTTGTGAGTTGGGCCTCAGAGTATTCAGCCAACATATGCTCGCGGATGTACTCAGTGGAGCAACGTTGTTTAGCTTCCTTTACGAGGTCCAGTTGTCCGACACCCCGTCCTTGGAGCGTGTCACACTCGACGAGTACGGCCCCGAGCGGTGACCCGTTAGTTCCAACAGCCTTGACGAAGTTGGATATATCCTTGGCATATTCAGGGTATAATGTGACCGCGGCCGCCCAACGGCAAGGGTAATCGATTTTATCCTTGATCCCCCAAGCGTAGAGCACAAAAGCAGTAGCTCTATCATTAGTAACGCCGCCAAACTTAAGAAGATACAAAAGAAAAGGGTACAACTCGTAACAAAAGTTTTTATCTAACCTCCATACGTCTCGACCAACCTCGTCAAGGAATATGTTAACCTTGGTGAGAGCCTGGGGTAGGCTTTTGTAGGGAAAACTACTCTCCGCCAACGTTTTCTTGATGAGTATGTCGGGTCGGCGGACTATTGGATCGAGGTCGGGAACGGGGTTAGAATAAGTAACCATACGGCGTAA